CTCATGTTCAAATAAAGTTGTTTGTCCTAAACCAGTTTGGCCTACAACAACAGGAAAAGTACCGGAAGCAGTAGAACTATATTTAGTTGCAAAAGGTTTTGGGTAGATAGTTGCATCAACCCATGATGTTCTAGATTCAGTTCCAGTATACCAAACACCACCAGGAACTTTTGTTAGTGATGACTCACCATAATTATATACAACATACTTATCATTGTATTCAGATGTTGCTCCCGGATAGTACCAAGTAACTTCTGTAAATAAATTATTTAATCCTGCTGTTACTTGTTGACCTTTTGTAGTGTCAATATTTTCAAACACATGATCTTCAACAGTACAGGGTAGAGATCTAACTGTACCATCAAATGCAAAAAATCCTTTAGGTGACATCCAAAATGCAATACCATCTATTTCAACAGCTGCATTCTTACCTATCAATCCACAGTTAGTACCAACTTGTTCAAAGCCAAATGTAAATGGAGAACCAATAAATTTCATTGTGTATAATGCATTGTCTGTCCAAATAAGAATTGTTTCTTTAGCTTTTAATGCACCAACAATTTTAGTACCATCTTGTAGTCTTTGTGTACCTGCAGTGTTAATTGCACTTGGTGCGTAAGTGTTAATTGCTTCTTGATCAGAGAATCTTATAAACATATCATCTTGTGATGTTGTAGTTCCAATAGTTGTTTCTGTTGCAAGATGTATTAAGTGTCTTGTTGTTGGTGACACAAGTGTAATTCTACTTGCTGTTGGGTTGTTTGTAGTTTGAAAATTTGTTGTAGCTGTAGATGCTCTATTATTAAGTGGACTTGCTGCTCCACCATTCCATGTAAAAGTTTTTCCGTTTGCAACTGTTGCAATTAATACTTCACCAAAATTATCTAAAGACCATAGACCTGGTTCAAGAGATACATCAGATGCTGCCGCTGCTTCTCCCCAGTTACCATTACCCCAACTAGCAACACCCCAACCATAACCATATGTTTGTGCTCTTGGTCCAACTGGTTCAAAAGGTTTTATACTTAAACTACCACCAGTTGACACAGTTCCTGTTGCATTACTAGATTGTGTAATTGTAAATGTGCCTGTTGTTGGAACAGTTATTACTTGAAAATTTTTATCTTCGAAATCAGAATTTTGATAACCTGTAGCACCTGGTAATGTAACACTATCTAATTGTACAATGTCACCAACAGATAAACCATGTGCAGCTTTTGTAATTGTACAAGTAGGTGAACCGTTTGTTGTTGCAATCGTTGCAGATGTTAAAGTAGTTTTAAGTGGTGTAACATCATAAAGTTGTCCTTCAAAATATATAAGTAAAAATTTATCAGTTCCTATTGCAACATATCTATTACCAGACAAATCAGTAAATGCGTGCATAGCTCTTGCTACACCTACCATTGTATCTGTAATTAAAGAAGACCAGCCACCAACTTTTTCTGGTTGACCATATCTAAATCTTACGTTGTCAGAATCTATCCATCTGTTTTCTGCACCTGAATCTGACGATTGTTTATCTATTCCGGGAAGAAATCTATACTCTACTAGAGCCATCTATACGCCCCTATATTTTATCTTTGTAAGCCCAGCCTCTTGCTGCATTTACATAAACTAATGTAAAGGCTGCACCATTTACGTTGACTGTTAGATTAGAAGCTGACCCTAAGATGTTTGAACCATTTCTTGAAATTGTAAGATTGTTTGATGCAAGAAAGTTTCCGCTATCAATAAAATGTACTTCGTTTCCAATAGCCGGTGATGCTGGTAGTGTTATAGTAACTGAACTATTAATACCGCCAGAAGATGTGTTAACTAATAATTGATCACCATCAACAGCTGTATAAGCTCCAGGTACTGTGTAGTATCCTTTGTTTATTAAACCTTTGTTAACGTTTGTACCATCAGAATATAATAAAGATTTTGAACCGACAGGTATAGTTACCCCGTTCCCTGATGCCGTTTTAAATGTCAATGTACGATTATTAGATCCTCTAGTAGTTGCATCTTCTATAATTACAACTCTTTCTGTGGAGTCTGGTAATGTTACAGTTCTGTTAGCTGCTAGTGTACCTGTAAGTTTGTAGTATAAATTTTTACCATTTGATATAGCACCATTACTAATAGCTAATGCTACATCACTTCCTGCAACATCTACAGATATATATCCTGATGCTGCTTGTTCTAATTGTTGTAAATTAGTGTTGGTTATTGTACCCCAGGTTCCGGACTTTTCTCCGGTTGTTATTAATTCTAGTTTTAAATTCGTCGAATAACTTGATGCCATATTTCTCCTATGGGTTCAATGGATCTATAGGGACCCACACCCCTGTTGCATTTGGATCTATCGGGTTCCATGATATCACAGAAACACCACCACTTGCAAGGTTAAATCTATTACCTGTAACAGTTGTTCCAAACCCTACAGTCGTATTACCTATAGTAATATTGAGCCTATTACCATTTGGTAGGACCACTACATTCTGTATTCCGACCCCTGCAAAAGTTGTTGCTGAAAATGAAGTTGCTCCAAAAAACATATTACGGTCCTGTCTGTTGCCAAGTTTGAGTTGCGTTAGTAGGAACTGCTTCCCACATTCTAAGTGTTACGTCAGAAGTAGCTACATTTAGTCTATTACCAGAAGGTAAAGCTTTAGCCTTAGCTACAACGGTTACATCACTAGTTGATATATTGACTCTGTTACCACTAACGATAGCTGTAGCATTTGCTTTAGCAACTGCATTACCGATAGTCAAGTTAACTCTATTACCGGTTACAGATAGATTACATTTACCTATAATTGTTACATTACTTGTACCAATATTAAATCTGTTACCAACGATAGGTGGTTTAGATCCTGCTGTTACAGTTACACTGCCTTTTGCTATATTGAACCTGTTCCCTGTTACCGGAACATCTTTACCAATAGAAGCTTCAGCATTACCTATAGCAAGATTTAATCTTTGACCTGTAAGAATTTCTCTAGCTTTAGCAACAATAGTTACATCACTTGTACCTATGTTTACTCTATTACCTGTTACTGAAAAACGAGCGTCTCCAGATATTGTAGAATTACCAATAGTAAGATTAAGTTGTGATCCTATTGCATTAACATATGCGTTAGGAGAAAAGCCTACATCGGAAAAAGCTGCTGCTGAAAAGGGTGTAGTACCAAAGTACATGCGAGATTACCTCGCTGTTGCTGGGATGTTGTTAGATCCTACTAGAGTTTGACCAAACGCTATGTAAATATATGTTCCGCCTGAAGCGTTGAAATTACCATTGGTGTATCTTGCTTTCCAACCATTACTTCCACCATCTGTACCTCTTCTTTTAAAACCATTAGAAAGCAAATCTAGAACATTACCATTTGGTGCTGAAGATGCACCTTCAGCTAAATTTAAATTAGGTATAATATTTATAGTTGTTAAATTACTTGGGTTTCTTTTGTTATCATTTAAAAGCCAATTATCACCTGTTGATTTTTTAACTATTATAAAAGATGGTTTAAATCCTGTGTAAACAAATGTTCCATCTGCATTTCCATTACCTTTATAAGTACCTATTTTGCTATAACCTGTTTTTTCTGCAAAACAGTAAGCTACCATAGTTCTACCACTTGTATTTACATCACCATTATTACCAAGACTAAATACTGTATTTGTTGGTGCAGTGTCATTCCAAACTGTACTTAAATCTTCTGTTGCAGCAGTAGTATTTAATTTTAAAAAATCTGTAGCATCTCCATAATAAACCATCCAATCTGAAGTATGACTTAAACATTTTGTAATAATAAATTTAGGTGCTGTTCCTAATCCATGACCTACTGTAGCATTAGCACCTGTGCCTGTATAAGTCACAATACTAAAACCACTTGTAGTATTAGCACTAACAGTAGAGTTTATAGAGCCATCTGTATTAGCTGAACCTGCTCCATTCGCTTTCCAGTTCCATGCTGCGATTGTATTAGCACTATTAAAACCACCCTCACTACCTACTGTAAATCCATCTGTACCAAAAGCAGTTAAACCATTTGCAAATGTTTGTTCAGCACTAGTTTCATTTGATATAATGGTTTTTGTGACACCTCTAATAGCATCTGTCCACATATGACCACCAGTAGTGTTTCTTCTTTTTATCCATGTTAAATCAGGTTGAAATCCAACTCCTGTTATTGAATGTCCTGCTGAAGAATTACCTGTATAAAGTTTAGTATTAAAATAATCTGTATGTTTATTTATAGT